AAGGAAAGTGTGGTATAAGGACTTTTTATCGTGGTATGAAAAGAATGCTTGACCAATACTTGACTAACAACTACCTTGAGGTGCTCAAATATACCAAGCACTTTATCCAGCGACTCAAAATTCCTAGCTCTATAGAAGCTGATGCTGTCATAAACAATGCCTACCTTCACTGTGCTAAGCTAGAGATGGAGAACATTACACAAGACAAGGCTAAAAGCTATCTACTTAACACTATCAAATACGAGCTTATTTGGACGCAAGGCTCAAGAACTAAGAAAGATGACATCTACAGATCACATGAGTACCTTGAGGACTCACTGGATGATGCTAGCGACATTGAGCATAAGGTTAACCTAGAAGAGAGCTATAACTTCAAGAAGGCAATGGTAGAGATATATCGCAACTCTTTGGATGATAGAATAAAAAAGATTATCTTTGAGGCTTACTATGACAAAGGTCATTCAACACAAACAGCACTGGCTAAGTACTTTGACATTAACAGCACATCGGCATTCTTTCTAATCAAAGAAATAAAACAAAATATTAAATTGATACAATATAGGTATAAAGACTAAAATTATGGAATATACAATTAAACCCGAATTTGTAGGTAAAACTGTTAAAATCTATGACAGATTCCAAGGCACTAAGACTATTGTAGTCAACAACCTTGACCTAAGCAAAGTGAAATACTATCAGACAATTGGACTTAAGCATATCTTTGAAGAGGTAGTCACTGCTACAGCTCCTGAGTCTACTGTTATTGAGTACACAGCAGTTGAGGATGTCCCAGTTAAAAAGAAACGCACTAAGAAGGTCACTCAAGACAATGGCTAAGCATAAATACATAGCTACTCCTGAGGCAATGTGGGACTTATTTGTATCTTACAGAGATTGGTGCAAAGCTAATCCTAGATATCAATACTCACTCTCTAATAAGACTGGCGAGGCAACTGCTATCCCATTAGAGAGACCATTGACTCAAGTAGGTTTCAGAAGTTATGCAGCAGATAATGGATGTACAGTACATCAATATTTTGCTAATGTGGATGAGAGATATATTGAATATGTGACAATCTGTACACGCATAGAGGAAGCCATCCGACATGATCAGATTGAAGGTGGCATGGTTGGACAATACAATCCATCCATAACTCAGAGACTAAACAACCTGACTGAGCGAGTTGACACTACATCAAAAGGTGAATCTATCTCTGAGATAAAGGTTAATATTATTACTTCTAAATAGTAATACAATATATAAATACAAGTACTACTAATAGTGGTATCATTTGTCTATGGAGTTAAATTCAACTGTAATCTTTCAAAAGAATCACGAGGCACTAAATGACTCAAGTCACAGATTTATTATCAATGAGGGTGGCTCAAGGTCATCTAAGACCTACTCACTATGTCAGCTGATAATTGTCTACTGCCTACAGAACCCCAACAAGGTGGTCAGTATCATTCGTAAGACGTTCCCAGCATTAAGAGCTACTGTCATGCGTGACTTCTTAGAAATCATGAAGAGCTTAGAAATCTATGACGTGGCAAGGCACAATAAGTCAGAGCACATCTACACATTTGGTAATGGCTCTATTGTTGAGTTCTTTTCAGTTGATGACGAACAAAAGATAAGAGGTAGGAAGCGTGACCTTGCATGGTGTAATGAAGCCAATGAGCTGTACTACGATGACTTCACTCAGCTCAACATGAGGACAGAAGGAAAGCTAATCTTTGACTACAATCCATCTGAGAGCAACTCGTGGCTGTACGAGCTACCATCTGAGGAGTCAATCCTAATCAAGTCAACTTACAAGGACAATCCATTCCTACCTGAGAGCATCAAGCGACAGATAGAAGACTTGAAGAGGACTGATGAAGCTCAATATCAAATCTATGCACTAGGAGAGAAAGCTATCAGCAAAAGCAACATCTACAGCAATTGGTCATTTGTCAAGCATAGACCAGCCAAGTTTACGTCTTATGTGTATGGGCTTGACTTTGGATACAATCACCCTACAGCATTGGTCAGAGTCTACTGGAGAGACAAAGACATCTACATTGAGCCAGTCATCTATGAAAGCTACTTGACCACTACTGACCTAATCGCAAGGATGGATCAACTAGGCATAGAGAAGAGCATCAACATACTAGCTGACTACTCTCGACCTGAGACAATTGCTGAAATTGATAGAGCTGGCTATTACATTGAGAATGCCAATAAGGTAGTCAAGCAAGGGATAGATAACATTAAGACCTTTGGTATTTTCTGTGAAGACCATCCAGCAATCAAGAAGGAGTATGAGAATTACAAGTGGAAAAAAATAGGTGATCAAATCACAGATGAGCCAGTCAAGTTGTGGGACGATGCTATGGATGCCATTAGGTATGCTGCAACCCACATTAAGAAGGAGTACTTTACAGATGACAGCTATCTATCCTTCTAATTGAAATCTTATAAAAATACAATATAGGTATGGCAACAACAATCATAGCACAGCCTCAGGACTTCACTCCAGCTTATAACGAGTGCAAGTTTATCATTGATTCTACTAACAAGAATAAGTCAGGTTTCAGATACATCTTTGAGGTGTTTGACTCAGTGACTAATGGTAGGATAGGATATTACAAGGCACTGCCTACTTATGGCACTGGCTATGGTGAGCAAGACCTGAGCAAGCTACTAAGCAACTCAGTGAGCTTTGACTTCAATCCATCAATCACTACATTCTATGATGCTGAGAATAGTTACTTTGGCTATGATGTTAAATTTGGTGAGGAGTACATCTTTGACTTGAGCTACACAGCATCACTGACTGACAATGCTGGCAACGTACGCATCACAGCAACGCATCCATTTGTTGTAGGTGATCAGATTAATATAGTTCAAGGTGTAGGTGGAGCAGTTGCTAATCCTGGTGTTGAGGGACTTCACACAGTTATAGCTATCACTAGCACAACTGACTTCACAATTAACGCACTATGGTCAGGTGTAACAGATGCTACTATCAATGGTGTTGTTGAGTATGCTGATAAGAGAAAGACTATAGACTTAGACATAGAGTCAACACTTGACAAATTTGTCTTCAATGGTGTATACTCATGGTTAGAGTTTCCTTACTGGGATGAGACCGATTATGAGCTTGATGGCATCACTAAGGAATGGCTAACAGACCAGCCTCAAGAATTCAGTTGCACACCTGGTCAAGATTTATGGTTAAACATGAGAGGCTTTGGAGTTGCACCAGGTGGCAAGGTTTACTTTGAGAATGACAATGGAGATATATTCTCTAAGGTAGTAGCTGGTAGTCAGACAGTCAAAGGTGTGGCAGTTGGTCCTAATAATTATGGCTCACTCACTGTAGTAAGTGGCACAGCTCCATTGTTAAAAAATGATACTACTAGCTATGAAGTTTGGTATGTTGATGGTTCTCCACAGACTCAAAAGTCAGTCAAGTACAAAATAAATATAGACAGACGTATGCTTATCTCTGAGAGTCACATTGTGTTCTTGGATAGATTGGGCTCATGGAGTAGCTTTGCATTCCAGCTTAAGGCATACGAGAAAGGCAACATCACTAGAGAGACATACAATCAAGATGTACCTGGCGCAGTGATAGGTGGAGAATGGGGATACAAAAGTTATGAACAAGGCACAGTGAATATTAACACTGAGGTCACTAAGCTCTATGACTTATCAACAAACTTCATGACAGAATCTGAGGGAGAATACTTCCAGCAGTTGCTGACATCACCACAGACATACATTAAGAACGTGCTCTATCACATCACAGAGGATGGTGCTGTACTATTCGATGAGAATGGTTGTGTCATTCACGTACCTGAGAGTACTGAGTATGTGAGTTGCAACGTGACCACTAACACATTTGAGGTATTTAAGCAACGCAATAAGAATCTAATCAAGCAATCTATCCAAGTAAGGATAGGTAACAACGATACAATCAATGGTTAAAATAGTACTTTCAAATGGAGTGCTAGATGTTGCTGAGACATTAGCACTGCCTATCACATTCAGTATTGGTGACATTAGAGACTTATCCTCACGCAAGGGGACATTTTCAAAGACTGTGACTCTAGCTGGCACTAAGAACAATAATGACCTACTAGGACACTATTACGATGTGAACATACAAGCTGGCACATTCAACATAAACACACTGACTAAGTGTCAAGTGATACAGAATGGTGTGCCTATCTTAGACGAAGCACTACTACAGTTAGTCTCAGTCAACAAGGTACAGACTAGCACTAGGTATGAGGACGAAGTAAGCTACACAGTACTTATCAAGGATAGTAGAGCAGAGTTTTTCACAGCCATCACAAATGCTAAATTAACTGACTTAGACTTCTCAGACTTAGACCATGTGTTTAGCTCTACAGATATAGTAGCTTCATTCAGTCACACTGTATCTGATGGCTATAAGTATGTGATGCCATATATTCAAAGCAATGATTTCAATGCCAATGACTTCAAGCCAGCCATCTATGCTAAGACTTATTTTGACCGTATATTCGCTGTAGCTGGATTTACATACACTTGGAATGACATAGCATCAGCTCACTTTGATAAGTTGTTGATTCCTTACAATGGTGATGTTAATAATCAAGATTTCAATGACTTCTTAGTAGAGGCTACAAACACTTGGACAACAAGCTATGTGCAACCTACTGGACAAAACAATACATTTCAAGAAGCTATTGACTCAGGGTGGACTGAGATTATTGACAATCAAAATATCTATGACCCTACAGTAGGTGAGTATGACACACCATTGAGTACTAACTCTACAGCTGGTGAGCACTATATTTATAATTTAAACATTAGTGGCTCAATAACATTGGACAATACAAGTGGTGGAACTGCTGTCCTTTTAGAGACTGAAAATTTCACTCCATCATTAGCCTTTAATAGATATCGAGTATTCGCAAGAGTAAGAGTAGCTGGCAGTGGCAATGCTATAGTGTATGGGTCTAGTGGATTTATGACTGGTACTCCTAGCAATGTGCTACCAACTGGCATAACTTCTGTAGTGACATTCTCAGATACATTTCTTATGCCAGTCACTGGGAATGGTGGAGGTGTTAATAGTGGGATTGACGCTGGAGATATTCAAATTCTTGACATAGGTGTTGAGGTTAAAACTTATCCTACAACACAAGTTAGTCAATACCAACCACCATATCCAATTAACGGTCTGTGGAGAAATTCAACAGCACCATACGCTACTCCAGCATCCGTTAATGTTATCCTAGACTTGACATCAATCAACTTGACAATCTTACCTAGTGCTAACATCCAAGTAACTGGAACGATACTCAACATAAACCAATATGTACCAGTTGAGATCAAGCAGTCTGACTTTGTTAAGTCTATATTACAAATGTACAACTTGTATGTGGAGCAAGACATCAACAACCAAAACAACCTAATCTTAAGACATCGTGATGAGTACTATGACTCAGGAGCTGAGAAAGACTGGAGCAGAAAGCTAGCTAAGGATAAGGATCAGCAATTGATATTCCTTCCTGACTTAAGCAATAAGAAGCTCAAGCTCACTTATGCACCTGATGAGGATGACTTCAATACAATGTATACACAAGCGACAGCAGAGATATACGGTCAGATAGAGTATACTTTTGACAATGAGTATGTTAAGGATGTTGCTACACAAGAGTTGATATTCTCACCTACACCAGTGTTCTTGACTTCATTTGGAGCTTATGTACCAGGTATTATTGGTCAAGCTCCTAACACTAACATTCGCATCTTGTATGATGGTGGGGTGCAGTCATGTCAACCATTTGACATCTTAGACTTTGGCACAACTGGAGAATTTGGGTTGACTAGCTATCCAATGCTAGGTCACTTTGACAATGCATTGACTCCTAGCTTTGATATTAACTTTGGCACAAATGACTTCTATTTTTACGAGCCATTGTCGCTGACATCTAACAACCTATACAATCTCTACTGGAGACGTACAGTTAATCAAATCAATGTTGGCAAAATGTTGATTGCTTACTTTGACTTAAGAGAGGTGGACATACAGTCACTTAAGCTCAATGATAAGATATACATAGATAACAGCTGGTGGAACATCAACAAGATACAAGACTATAATGGTAACCAAAGACAGCTCACTAAGGTAGAGCTAATTAGTATTGACACAGAGATAGACCTTGCACCATTTAAGATAGGCAGAGGACGCCCATTTGGGGATGTGATGATAGGAGTTGGAGTAGATAGCTTGTTGACTAAAGCGACCTTTAACAACAACGTGATACTACCAGGTGCTAATGCTTTAGTCTTTGGCAAGGGTAACGTGGTCACAGCTGGCACTAAGGGAGTGATAGTAGGTGATGGTCAGACATTGAGTGAAAGTGGTATGGTTATAAATAACCTGACAGTCACTGGCACAATCAATGGTGATGTTGTAGTACCTTACAAGAAGTATGTAGCTACAATCAGTCAGACTGGCACAGCAGACCCAACGGTTACAGTACTAGAGAATACAATAGGTGACATAGTGTGGACAAGGGTAGGACTAGGTCTTTATTCTGGTGACTTATTAGGAGCTTTCCCTAATCAAGATAAAGTTTATTTGTCACTTAACAATACATTGGCATCTGTTTTTATAACTGAATTTTTATGGGGTACAATTGACGATGTAAGAATTAACACCTATGATTTAACTGCCACGTCTATAGATGGAGCAATGTCTTTTAACACAATTGAAATAAGAACATACTGATATGAATGAAGTAGAGATACCCCTTAAGATAACTGGCATTGGAGCCATCAAAGCTGAACTTAGAGAGTTAAAGGGTGCTATTGCTGATGCAACTGACCCTGAGTCAATTGCCAAGCTATCACAGAGAGCTGGTGAGCTGAAAGATAAACTATCAGATGCAAATGATGCTGTGAATAACTTTGCAACTGGCTCTAAATTTGAACAAGTCAGTAACTCATTAGGTGGCATTAAAGACTCATTGATGTCATTAGACTTTGAAGAGGCACAACAGAAAGCTCAAGTCTTTGCTAGTGCATTAGGTAACGTCAATCCAAAAGAGATTGCTGCAGGATTCAAAGCCTTCACTGGTGTGATTAAGACTATGGGTGGTGCATTTGTTAAGTTAGGAATTCAAATCCTAGCTAACCCTATATTCTTATTAGTAGCTGTGATAGTTGCTATAGTTGCCGCTATTGTCATGGTCCTTAAATACTTTGGTGTACTTGACGCTGTGCTTAAGGCTATAATGGCTCCTATCAACATGATCATTGATGGATTCAAGATGATCACTGATGCACTAGGATTCACAAGTTTTGCAGCCGAAGAGAATGCTGAGGTAGTGAAGAAGACTGAGGAGGCTAAGAGAGAGGCAATGAATGAAACCTTTGCCAATAGAAAGAAAGTAGCTGAGATGACTGCTACAATGAGTAGAGAAGAGATAGCAATGATGGAAGAGTTGACTGGTGTACAGATTGACACATCCAAGTCATCATTTGACATTGAAAATCAAAGGTTAGAAAATAACAAAGCATCACTCAATGCACAGCTTGACTCACTACAAGCTATTGAGGATGCTGGTGGTGAGCTTACAGAGGAGCAAATTAAGGACAGAGAGAAGCTCAAGGATGAGTATAAGAAGAACAATCAAGCAATAGAGGAGAACGAGAGAGCTAGAGCTAAGGCTATCATAGAAATCAATCAAAGACAGAATGACTTACTAATCAAGTCAAGAATGCGATTGATGACAGATGAGAATGATAGAGCAAAAGCACAATTAAAACTTGATCAGGAGAAAGAGATTAAAGAGCTCAACATCCTGATTAGAAACGCTAAGTTATTAGGACAGTCTACTAAGGGATTTGAAGAAGCTAAAGTTAATACTAAGGCATTTTATGCAGCAGAGGCTACTAAGATAGATACTAGAGTTGCCGATGAGACTAAGAAAGCAGCTGAAAAGGAACGCAAGGAAAATTCTGATAGACAAAAGGCTAACTATGAGAGTTATGTTAAGTCATTAGAGCAGAAATTAAAAGCTACTAGAGACTCTAACAAGGTATTAATCTTGGCTACAGAAGAAGGTACTCAAGCGAGAGTCACAGCTGAGGTTAAAGCACTCCAGGTAGAGGTTGACTACATGGCTAAAAATGCTAAGGCATTTAAAATTAGTCAAGACCAACTGACAATCATTAGAGCTGAGACACTTAAGCAACAAGAGAAACTGCAAGAAGACTTCAATAAGAAGGTAACAGATGCAACCAATAAAGAGAATCTTGCTAAGGCACAGAATGACTTATTAATAGCTAGTACAGATGAGGCTAAATTTGAGGCTAAGATTAAACTACTTGAGGCTGAGGCTATGGTAAAGCTACAGAATGAAGAGTTAACAGCTATTGAAATTAAGAACATCAATGATCAGTTAGCAGTTGACTTAGGAGCAGTTGAGAAATCTAAGACTGATTTGATTTTTGAGAATACAAAGAAAATAATTGATGCTGAAAAATTAAGAGTTGAGACTGCCCTCTCATTAGCGGCTTTTGAGCTTGAAAGATTCAAGGGTAACAAGGATGAGGAGATAAGACTTAACAATGAATTCTTAGCTCAACAATTGGCTGTACTAGATGCACAGAAGTTAGCTGAGCTTAACAACTTGAATCTATCTGAGACTGAGAAAGAAGCTATCAGAGAGAAGTTCAGACAAGCTAAAATCACAGCAGAAGAAGCTACAGCTAAAAAGATTGAAGAGATAGAAGACAAAGCTCAAGCTAAGACATTTGCTAACATCAATGCTGGATTTGACACTACTAAAGATGCCCTTAATGCAATCTCTTCAATGCAGTCAGTCAACACTACCATGAAGTTAAAGAATGTCCAAAAAGGCAGTAAAGAAGAGGAGAAAATCCTTAAGCAACAATTTGAGCAACAGAAAAAAATGCAACTAGCAATGGCTGCAATGAATGGAGCTCAAGCTATCTTAGCTATCTTATCAGTGCCTGACTTCACATTAGGTGTAGCATCAGCTATAAGAATAGCTGGATCTATAGCGGCAACAGTTGCATCTATAGCGACAATATCATCAACAACTTTTCAAGGTGGTGGTAGTGCTCCAAGTCCAAGTAATGGTGGAGGTGGGGGGAATCTAGCATCTAGCACTGGTCAGATGGCTACTCCTAACTTATTCGGTAGCAATAACAACGCTAACAATGTAGGTGGAGAGGGTCAACAACAAGGACAAGGACAGAATATCACAGTCACAGCTGTAGTGAGTGAGACTGAAATGACGAATGTACAGAATAGAGTTAACAGAATCCAACAAAACGCAGAATTATGACAAGCTATCAGGCACTAATCAATCACATTGAAGCATTCTACACTGACCATCTACAAGTTAAGAAAGTAGGTAGTGACTTCAACGAGCAACTTCCTAACTTTGCCACAAAAGATGAGAGGTATCCTTTGATATTTATCACTCCAATTGTGGCGTCTACTACAATGGATGTGAACACTATCAGCTTAGAGGTCTATTGCTTAGATATCATCCAAAAGGATAGAGCTAACATCACAGTGATACTCTCAGACTGCCATCAGATTCTAGTGGATCTAATCAACTATTTCAATTTTAGTGATGACTACAGCTTTGACATAGTTGGCTCACCATCTATCACTCCACTTAACAACCAACTACTTGACTATGCGGCTGGATGGGTCATGAGCTTAGATGTTGACATCAGCAATTGGACAGATTGTCAAGTACCTCTTATAACTAATTTACCTTCTTAAGACAATATAGTTATGGCATATCGTAGACAAAAAATATCACAAATGCCTCCTAAGGGAGCTAACCTTGATGCTACAGATTTATTAGAGATAAGTGAGGTAAGTGGCACTGGCTACATCACTAAGTCAATTACTGGTCAAGAAATAATTGATGCGGCTGGTGGTGGCACAGGCACTGTTACAAGTGTTGATTTAATTATGCCATCTGCATTCACAGTGACTGGCAACCCAATAACCACAGCTGGCACATTAGCAGTTGCTGGTGCTGGTGTTGCAACACAATATATCAGAGGTGATGGTCAACTTGCTAACTTTCCTACAACAAGTGGAGGCGGTGCATCTGTCAGCTACTACCTTAATGGCTCAGTGAGTCAAGGTACATTTGGAGGTGTTGCAATGAAAGAGATTAATAAGACACCTATCATAGGAGCTGGCACAGACTTCACTATCAATGCTAATGGATATATTCAATCGTTTATTACAGATGCCAATGATCCTAGTCAATTAGAGATACCAGCTGGAAATTGGAACTTTGAAACTTATTTTAGTGCATCAAGTAGTGGTGGCACACCTTCATTTTATGTAGAGCTCTACAAATGGGATGGTGCTACATTGACATTGATAGCATCTAACTCAACAACTCCTGAGGGGATTACTAATGGAACAGCAATAGACTTATATCTAACAGCATTAGCAGTACCACAGACTACCTTAGCTCTTACAGATAGACTTGCTGTGAGGATATATGTCACTCATAGTGGTAGAACAATAACACTTCACACAGAAAATAGTCACCTTTGTCAAATTATTACTACATTCTCAACTGGCTTAACAGCATTGAATGGCTTAACAGCTCAGGTACAGAACTTAGCAGTAGGTACAAGTGGCACTGACTTTGCAATTAGCTCAGTTACATCTACACACACATTCAATCTACCTACAGCCTCAGCTACTAATAGAGGTGCATTGAGCTCTGCTGACTGGACTACATTCAATGACAAAGCATCATACACTCCACGAGTTCAGTCAGTAGCATCTAGTGCAACAGTAACACCAACTAGCGCAAATGACCTGGTGAAGATAACAGCTCAAGCGGTAGGACTTACACTAGCCAATCCAACTGGTACATTTGCTGAAGGTCAAGCATTGATAATTAGAATTAAAGATAATGGAACAGCAAGGTCAATAACTTACGGTAGTGACTATAGAGCAATCGGAGTAACATTGCCAACAACTACTGTGCTTAGCAAAACAACTTACTTAGGTATTATCTACAATGATACAGATACTAAGTGGGATGTGGTAGGAGTAACAACACAAGCGTAATATGAGTTACTATAGTTTAATTTCTTTAATGCCAAAAAGTAGCTTTGACCCAGATGCACAAGCATTCATAACAGCGGCTGCAATAACTGACCCTACTCAACAAAGTGCAATAAATTCTTTGGTTCTTGCATTAAAAGGTTTTTCTATTTGGACTAAAATGAAAGCTATCTACCCAATAGTAGGAGGCACAGCTTCGCAACATAAATTCAATTTAAAAGACCCGAGAGATTTAAACGCTGCATTCAGATTGACCTATGCAACTGGTGTGAATCACTCAGCTACTGGAATGGTAGGCAATGGTACTACTGGACTTGCTAACACACAGCTACAGCCATCAGGTAACTTAACACAAAATAGTACTCATTACTCATTTTACTCAAGAACAAATGTTAATCTTACTCAGATTGAAATGGGAGTAAATTTGCTCTCTAACATCATGGAGATTAGAACTGCTGGCATCACTTATCATAGAGTCAATGGTAGTGCTTTGGCACAACATGCTGACGCAAATTCATTAGGTTTTTACACTGGTAACAGAACAGCGTCAACAGTTATCAATGCGTGGAAAAATGGAGTAAAAATAGTAACGGGCGTAACAACTCCATCCTCAGCACCCACTACAGGAAATATTTTCATCTTAGCCTTAAACACTGGTACTGGTACTGGTGGTAATTACTCAACAAAAGAATGTGCCTTCGCTTCAATAGGTGACGGTTTAACAGATACAGAAGCGGCTAACTTATACACAGCGGTACAAGCATTTAACACAACATTATCTAGACAAGTATGATAGAAGGTAGAATAGTAACAGAGCAACAAGCATTAGATTTACAAGGTGTATTCTTTGACTCAGATACTTTTTTTAACTTTGTTCAGGATATTAATGAAGTATATTTTTTATTTTTGAGTAGCTCAGATGAGGTTGACATAGCACCAACTGAATACGCTTACTTGCTAGAAATACCTTTGAGTGAATACGTACCACCAATAACACCAATTAACAATGGCATATAAAAACACTGGTGAATTTAACATCCTTTATCCTACAAGACGGAAGGTTGCTAATGTGCTTAAGAAACTTATCTTAGATGAAGGTCTTATTGAGACTAGAACACTCTATGAGTCAGTGCGTATCAATGCCAAAGTGAGTACTGAGGGTAACCTTCGCATTCAAATTATAGCCGCTTATTACTTTGGATTCCTAAACAATGGTACGACATGGATAGCTCCTTATGACTTAGTGCGTAAATTCAATAAAAGACTTGAGCAAGAGGGACTTATCAATGAAATGTACGGTCAATACGTGGCTAATTTAGCTAAGAAATTCCCTATCTTAGAACTTGGAGGTTTGCTCCGTCAAAAGGTAGTTGTGATTTATGACTTTGAGCCTTTGTTTGGTGAGTTCTTTGACACACTAGATTTCTAAATACTCAATTCTTTTTTCATAGCTAACATATTGAAGGTCATGATAAGTGGTAGGTTGGTGACATCCTCAAATTTTGTTAAGTCTTCATTACATAGGCTGTATATAAGTCTCTCCCATCCCCATTTCATTTCACTCTTCTTGAGCTGTAAGTCCTTAGACTCTTGAGAGGTAGTAGGTTTATCCTCTTCGTCATCACTTTCACTATCATCATGAAATAGATTGCCATAAGTATTCATAAAGTTCTCCCTAAAAGATATAAACTCAGGGATAATTCCATAGATATGACTAATCGGATACTCATCAAATAGCTCAAATCTTTGTCTAGGTGAGAAGTCATAAGGCTCAAATACAGTTACACCCCATTGATTGGTAGTCTTTTGCCTATAAAATATAGATGCAATGTGACCAATGTGTTGGTTATAGTCCTTTGAGAAGTAGAATTCAAGGTCAATGTACTCACCAATTGTTAACTTATCTAATGGCTTGATGTGGTAGTCATCAATTTGATGCTTGTATTGCTTAGATGGCTCTGAGTTAACGAATTTAATCTGATTAATCATGTCAGTCACCTCTTCAATATCAAGGTCTTCAAGCTCTTCAGAACTGACATCAGCTAGTATGGCAAGTATCTCTATCTCTCTATTGAACACCTCAGGGATTGTGTACAGCTCTCTAATCTCTTTGAACTGTAGGACATCAATCTCACTCCACGATTTCGGTAGGTGCATCCTTAGGTATGTGTTTAGATAACTTTTGACCAATCTCTACTAGGTAAGGGACTGCTAACTCAGCTTTCAATTCTCTAATCAACTTTGCTTTCAGTTTAATGTGAGCATCTGTGTAGTGCTCTACTTTGGTCAAGTCAGTACGCTTGAATAGGACAGCTAACAACTCAGACAGATAGCCTTTATGCTTGGAATTCATTATTTTCTCAATTGACTTAGTGTCCTTCACAGATAGCTTGAACTTATCCTCAAATGCTACATAGGTATAACCATCAATCTCAAGTGTGCTCACTAGCTCAGGTTTTCCTGATAAGTCATTGAAAGATTTTACTATCTCTTTGAACTCTTCAATCTCAACATCGTCCCATTTGATTGTGGGAACTCCTAAGAATTCAAACACTTGCAAGTACTTGTCAATTGCATCCAGCTCAGTGTCAGCATGGATTGTTGTAATTGTTTCAAATTGCTGTACCGTTAACTCGTTCAGTTGGTTAGGTACTTCAATGCCTAATATATTCACCATAGATTTTAATTTTTAACAAATATAATACTTTTTACAATATAGGCATGGATAGACCAGTCTATAAAATTACAATTGAGGATGAGTATGCTGACGGTGAAAACTTAGGCATAGAAATGATTGCATTTACTTCAAAGCCTGCTATTAAGGTTAAAGGTATGGCATTCAATTCTCATGTTGCAATGACGTTCAAGGACGATGTTAAAATGAGAGTTGTTGCACCAGCAATGATTCCAATGAACATCTATCGCAAAGATGAAGATGGTGAAGAGTATGACGTTCAATTCTCAGCTGAGGTTATTGAGCAGATTCACTCTAAGTTCATGCAAAATTTACAGAACAAAGACATCTTTAACTTAGAGCATGACACTACTAAGAAAGTCCCAGCTTACATCTTAGAGGCTTGGATAGTAGACAACCCAACTACTGACAAGGCATTCACTACTTATGGCATTGAAGCTCCTAAGGGAACACTGATGTTAACAAGTCAAGTGACAGATAGAGCTTACTATGATGAGCTTGTTGAGTCAGGTCAGGTAGGTTATTCTATTGAAGGCTTCTTAGGGATGAAATTATCGGAACAAATTAAATTAAATACTATGAAATTACCTGATGGAGAGCATCTAATTGAGGATAAGATCTATGTTGTAAAAGACGGAGAGGTTATTGAGATTAAAGATGTACCAACCGAAATGACTGCTGACCCAGTAGCTGAAGAAGAAGAAGCTGTAGCGGCTGAAACACCAGTAGCTGAAGAAGAGGATGCAGAGGCAGACACAGCAGTGGCTATGGCTGTTGACCCAGCATTAGATGCTGAGGCTATTATTGCTATTGTACGTCCTTTATTAGAGGAGCACATGAATTCAGTTATTGCTATGATTGCTGGATTGAAAAATCAAATTGAGGAATCTATAGCTTTAGAGACTGAAGAGGAAGTAGCACCAGTGGCGTTGAGCTCGCATGATAAGTTCAAAGAATTTGTAAAATTTTCAAAATCAAAATAAAATGACACGTAACCTTAAATTCGATCTTGACATCGAAACAAACGCACTTTTAGCTGCGAATCCAGAGGAGTTCTATTCAAAGGCTTATTTATCAAGTCCTGACATTCCTAACAACTTTAGAACTTTGCCTGGTGTAAAGTCAAAAACCAAATTAGCTAATGTAGTTTTTGGTCAAGTATTGCAAGCATATAACTGTGCTTTCTCTCCTAGTACAGATGTACTTGATGCTATTGACATTGACGTATGTTCTTTATCAGCAATGGCTGAGCTTTGTCAATTTGACTTAGAGCAATCATTCTTAGCTTTGCAAATGACTAAAGGATCTAACGGTGACTTCACTGTCCCTTCTTTTATGTCATACTATTGGAATGAGATGGCAATGGTTATCGGTCAAGACATTGAGTTGTTGAGATGGCAAGGTAACACAGCATCTGAGGATGAGTTATTGTCTCTTTGTACTGGATACTTATTTCCAATGTTCTATGATGCGGCAATCACTGGCTTGTATGATGGTGTAGTGACTACTTCAAATGTATTGACAGTTATGGAATCTGTATTGAATGCGGCTCCTAATTCAATTGTAAGAAGAAAAGCTGACTTAAGATTTTATGTATCTACAAATGTAGCTAATGCATACGAATTAAAAGCGGCACAAGGTAACACTCAAACATTCGTTACTTTACCATTAGGATTAACTTTCTTAGGAATCAATGTAGTAGCTTGTGAGGGTATGCCTGACAACACTATCTTATTGACTTTGAAAAACAACTTGATCTATGCGTTTGATGCTGAAGGTGATTCTAAGGCTTTAAAAGCTATCAACTTATCTGACTCAGTTGCTGAGCCAGTGTTGAGAACAAGAGCTAACATGAAGGT